TTATATGTTGATACAATATATCGGTTTGGTTAACGTCTGTATGATAAGATTTTGTTATTTCCCCTAATTCTAAAGTCGTCGCCGTAAACGAGTTCGAGTATGTTTGATCACCAATCGTTATCGTAAAAGGAATCGTCCCAACCTTACCCTTTTCCTCGAAAACGTACGTATTTGAAGTTTCGTCTATATCGTACGGATCAAAGTTTTCGAAACTTTTTTCCAAGTTTTCTTCGGTAAAATCCGTTAACGATAACGCTACAACGTTCGAACTCGTCACGGTCGCCTTCACCTTTGCCGTAGGTTTCACCCAAACGCGGTGGTACAAATAGTCCCCGAACGCGAGGAACTCTTTCGATTCGTCGTCTTTCTCGTTTTCACCTGTATCGTCTATATCAACCCACCCATCGTTCGTACTGTTCCGACCCTGGATCTTAAAGTTTATACCGAGGTACCCGTGATCACTCTTTTTGTGTACACGCGCCTTTGACGACGACGTTAAATTAGGCAAGATCGTCGTACTCGTATACTCGTTACCGGCTAATGCTAATTTTTCAAAACCGGGGGTTGAGTTTGTTTCCATAGCGTAACTTATCCATTTTCGCGGTAAATCGTATTTGGATTTACGACCCAAATCATCGGTTACCTCGAGTTTATACAAAACTTCACCGGGCGAAGATTCGGTTTGTCCAAAGTTTACGGTACTTCCCGATGTTGCCGAACTTACCGTCGACAGTAACGTCCCGTCGGGTTTATACAACTTTGCCGTTGCCCCGTACGTCGACGTTAACTCGGAAATATCAAACCCCATAAGTGCGTTACTAAAATTTGCTACTGGAGAAACGTAATCGGCCATATCGAAATCGACGTACGTTTCACCACCCGTAGTCGTTATGAGAAGAATTTCGAAATCCGACCCCGTTTTTGTCGTCGTACTCAAAGACGATGCTGTTACGTCATCGTTAGGCACGTACGTAAAATTACCTTTCCCGTTCGTTTTTACGCTAATTTTGTGAATTGAAGGTGCCCTTATATTCTGTAAAGTAAAAGCGTCTACGGTCGTATCACCCGTCAAAGTTATCGTCGCTTCACCTGAAACGATCAATTTCGTCGAGTTTTCATCGGTATCCTGACCATTTATTGTCATTGTCGTCCCACTTATCGACACCGATATAGGTTCGGTTATATCGACAATACTTGGATCCTCTATGTCTTCCGTAATCAATGCGGGGATCTCTATGAAGCGCATTTATATAGAAGGATATTTTTAATTAATTAATATATTTCGTTCCGTCCCATTGTCTACGTTTTATACGAATGTTTCTAAACGAACCGTTATCACTGCCATTACCTTGTTTGTGTAAAGTTGTACTTAAGTATACAGTTTTATTAGTACCCCACGAAACCGTAAAAAATTTAGTACCAGCTTGCCACCATTCAACTTCGCCATTTGTTTTATATACGATATAAAAAGTATCGGTAGAATTCCACGAACTTCCTTGACCTCCCGTTATATCAGTACCATTATAGTTAAGCTCACTTTGATAATAAGCATAGTGATATATATCAAAATCGTGTGATCCGTAAGTTTGAACAATAGTATCGTTTATACCTATTTGTTTATACGAATTACCATCATCACTACTCGATGCCGAAGCCTTATATTCGAAAGTTACAGGTGCCGTATAACCAACATCCATATACCAACCACCGTTCCAGGTATTACCACCTGTACTTTTATACGTATTCGTTACGTTAGTTGTTCCATTATCTACATAAACAATAGTTTGACTGCCGGATTTACTCAACAGTGTTATAGTTTCGTATCCGTACACGTATTCCAAACTTTTAAGAAACCTAGAACTCAATTGATTACCGAGTGTATCTATGGTATAAGCTCTTACCGTAAACGTATCGCCTATAGTAGTAATACCGTGTGCTACGTTTGACGTTGCACTTGGTACGGTTATTTCGGAACCATTGTTTACGTTATACTTTATCGAACTTATACCTGTACCTTGTGTCGTAAAACTTATATTAGAAACATTTGACGATTCTATTTCTATACCAGTTATTTTAGGTATTTTTTTACCAACTGTTATATCACCCGTCCATTTAATAACTACAATACCCGAACCACCGGCACCACCTCGAGCCTTTTGATCATTAGATGGTGTGGTATTTACATGATGTCCACCCCCACCACCACCACCCGTATGTTTACCAGCATTACCACCGCCAAGTGTCGACCAATTAGCATTACCAGATTGACCGTTTTCTGCACTTGTTATACTACTCGTACCAGCTGTACCCGGAGAACCATTAGCTGGTGCTGCACCTCCACCACCACCACCCTGTCCACCATTCCCACCCGTTGTGCTATGACCAGTGCCACCACCACCACCAGCCCACCAATAACTCGTACCTAGAATATCGTCTTCTACACCAGTACCACCATGCCCCCGATTAGTTCCACCACCTGTACCAGCACCACCAGCACCTCCACCACCACCGGGGTACCAATGATTACCTGATCTTCCACCGTCGTAACCTTGACCAGCTGTACCTGTACCATTAACACTACCATTAGACGCAGAATCTCTACCACCGGAACCACCACCACCAGAACCACCGGAACCCGCTGGGTTGCTATTATTGTCCGAGTGTTCGGTTGCACCACCACCACCACCAAATGCGGTTATACTTGGTCCCGATATAGAACTATTAGCACCGTTACCACCTCTATGTCGTTTATTAGTACTATGATTATCTATACCCCTAACACCACCACCACCAACTTGTATGGTTTGTTGTGTTGCAGATATACTCGTACCTGTCGATGCTAACAAACCACCGGCACCTCCACCACCAGAAATATCCGAACCCCCACCACCACCACCAGCAATAACGAGAGTTCTCGCGTTGTTTATAGCAGATGGAGGTGTCCAGGTATACGTTGTGTACCCCGCATCTGGTGGTGTGGTATTATTCGTATTATACGAATATTCATCAACACTAACATTATTAACTGAACCAAGTGTACCCCACGTATACTCACCCGTAGGTGTATCTGAATATACATGTCCATTTTCCGCCGCAGTCGTTATATCACCATCACCATGTGGATCGTCGCTATTCACGAATGTGTCGTGATGAAACGCTAAAAGTAAATCACCTGTTTCTGTTACAATTGCTGCAGTATCACTCGAATACGATTGTACTTTATCCAGGTACAAAGTATACGTATCCCCGGAATTTACACCCGAATCCGTAAACGAACCGGACGCTTCCTCATTCGTCATATCTAAAGCAAAACGGACCTTTTGTGTTGAACCTCTATATATTGCCCCAAACTCCGAATTCGAAACGTTAAATACATCGTAATCGATAGTTGTTATTTTACCATTATTACCTATTTTGAGCGTTCCTGTAGGTATGTTCGAGTTATCGGGTAAACCTTTAGGTGGTCTCGATTTTGTTTTTATTCCGCTACTCGGTCTATAATACTCAACACCACCTATCGTTTCGGTAACTAATCCCGTACCCGTAGTTTTATATAGAGGGTACTTATAATCAACACCGTCTTTTATGTAAAACGGTGTGTTAGCGTTATCGAAATCAGTTGCCGTCGAACTAAACATTTCACGAACGAACATTGAAAGTACACCCGCAACTTTACGTACCGTAATCATACCCGTTTCGCCGGGGCTTATAACGTACTCGTCGGTATAGTTTACCTTAACGGTATCGTCGTTCGCGAATAAACCGAGTGTTATGAAATCACCTTTACTGGTAGACGTATTCTTCAACGCAATGTGGATCGTCGTATTATTATTCACGTTCGTATGGTCCACTGCCGTTATAGATGCTGTCGTACTTCGTTCTATCTTCGCAACGCCCGAGGTTTTACCCGCGGTTATGTTGAGTGTGTTATTCGTATCTATTTGCGCAGCAACACCACCGAACCCCGTCGCATCGTCGGTATAGGCGATACTTCCTGAGATTTGAACACCCCCGGAAACTTTAAGTTTGGCACCTTTTATAGTGAATGTATCTCCGTTTCCGTTTATAGACATTCTTTCTTATTACTATACATACATAAAAGAATTACGCGAGGTTAACCCAGAATAAAACATGTCGATCGGAATCATCGGAACCACGACCCAAACGCTCAAAATCACAAACAAAGTTCAAAAGGTAAATAAAGTACACACCTACGATGTTTCGCACGCTGTAAACATGTTCAACGCACAAAATTATATGTGTATTGCCGATCTCATGGTAAACATGGATCGACCGCGAACCGTATTCACGACCTCACCCAAATCGCTTCTCCAAATCCTCGAGTGGTCGGACCCTGAAGATACCGTCGTAAACTGTAACCTCGAACACTTCAAACATAGCATGTATTACGAAAACGCGTGTTCTAACAAAAGTGTACACTACCTCAGTGCATCCCTTACGAACGACGCACTCCTCGTCGGGGGTAAAAAACGGATTTTTAGTACCCACGAACCCTTATTCTACGCGTTCGCCAAAAACGTTCAACACGCGGGGGATATGCCGGGTTCGGGCCATTTCGCGAAAATGGTTCTCGATTCGCTCGAGTGTGCCATGTTCCAATCGGTAGGGGACGCGTTCGCGTACGCGAACGGGAATATACCCGTCATGCTTTCACTCACGGATAAGGCCATGCACATGGACATATCCGGACCCGTCATTGAACGGTCAAAGAGTCAACTTTACGTAACCCGAAACTATAACGATGTCGCACAAACCAAAAATACAACCGCATGGTTCATGGAGTATGCGTTTAAAACGCGAACGCCAACGCCCGTCGTTCACGCCGCCATTAACGCGCGAACCTCGAGTCAATACGCAAAGTTTAGTGAAACCACACAAAAGTATAACAAGTTTTACGACCCGAACGTTATTCTCCAAACGGTTCGGTTCTGTTACGCGATGGCGTATTACGAGTGTCGCCAACTCTCGAACGGGAAAGTTACCGCGTGGGTACAAAACTCGAACGCGGCGTGTCCCATGTTTGAAATCCACGATCCCATGGTTATCATGGATAAAACCGTCGAGTACGTAAGGTCGTTTGTCATGCACTGCGTGCACTGCGGGGTACCCGTTCCGACAGTGCAGACCGCGTTAAGCCAATACGATTTTATGAAACAAGAACGAACGTCGATGAATTTTATCGCGTCGTTGAGAGACGTTTAGGCGTCGCCCCAATATATAAGTTCAGCTACAGTAGTTGTTTCTGTACTCCCATTGTTTTCAGACCAATTGAGTCTGTAATACACATAACTCCCTGGAGAACTTATCGTATGAACATCCCCGTAAATAGACGGTGGTTTGTCCGTTACGGTATGTATGGTTGTCCAGACAGAATCATTATTCGATCCTTGAATAGTCCATGATTTTACACGTCTATAATTTCTTTCATTAGCATTATACGGTAACGTCGGATCGTAATCCGTATACGTCGTCGAATTATATGTATAAAACGCGGAATCAGTTGTCCATATTACATATTTACGTATGGTCTTTGCACTTGGTAAATGAAGATCAAGTGTACCAGTTTCGTGTTGACCAGAACTGTGAACAGTTTGAAATTCACCGATACCACCTGTACCTATATTATTGGAAAATGCTTTGTATACGTTACGAGTTCCAGTTGCGGTGCGATTTGAACGTGCTTGATATATACCGTTCCCGTTCGCCGCACCCGATATCGTCCACGTATTCCACGTATCCGCGACTGTACTTGTCGTCAAACCCGTCGTCGTTCCGTCTCTTGGTGGATACGCGTATAGTGGGAAATGGTCTTCCGTAACCGTTAAGGGTCGCATTATCGTAAACGTATCGGTTCCCTTAATTTGTGCGTAATACGTACCCGCGTTCGAAAGTAAGTACGAACTCTCGTTACACGACACGACGTATAAGTTTGACGTATCGTTCACGTTACTCTCGTATATCGTTATTTCCGAATCTTTTTCTATATTCACGACATTAATCGAGTTAAGTCCGTCGTATTCGAGTTTTGGGCCGAGGCCGACCTCCGCGGCTCTTTGAAGGACCTGTTTTGGTGACATGTGGAAGTTATACGTACTCACTTCGTACGTTAAGAATTTTCGGAAGGTAATAGAATGATCACCAACACGCATGTGCATGTTTCCACTTCTCGAACCAACCGCGGCAACACTCGTATGTGTACCCGAAACCACAGGGTACCCGTTCACGTACCCGACCGCGTTACCCCCGGAATCGACCGTAAGGGCAATGTGGTGCCATTTACCTACCGTAAAACAGGTAATCGTACCGGCTGATAGTAAAGTAGCCCCGTTATCATAATACAATGCAGCCGTTCCATCCGCCGCCATTTCGAAATGAATATCATTAGTACTATTACTTCCAATTGCCAATAACCCATTATACCTTTGTGCTTCTACAGGCATGAATATCGCATCCGCCGTTTGGGCCATATAGGACCCGTACTCAAAAATCCCTTCAGTCGATGTTACGTAAAAAACGTTCGATGTTCCTCCATCGGCGCGTTTCTGTAAAGAGTGTGACCCTTGTGTTGTCCACACAGAGTTACTAGCACGACCAACTGGGTCGGTGTACCAATGGGTTGGTAACTTATACGTCGGCATGGACGCACTATCGATAATATAGAACCGGTTAACTTCCGATCCCATATCTTCGACGGCTGGTGGTAAACTTCGTCGACGCGGGTTCCCGACCTGAACGACCGCGGTATTTGCACCGTTCGGTAGGGCAACGTTCGTTTGAATAAGAACAATACCCGAACCACCGCGTCCGCCGTGTCCTTTAACACCACCATCACCCTCTGTATTGTACCCCGGGTGTTGGTCTCTAGCATAGGTTCCCGCTCCACCACCACCACCACCCGTGTGTACCATACCATGTAATGACCCACCTCTAGCCATGTACCCATTAGAAGTTCCACCGTACCCACCACCACCACGTCCACCAGGTATATTTTCAATTTCGTTACGATTACCTCCACCACCACCACCCGCAAAGTATCCACCTTCACCGTACTCGTCCCCGAAATCCGTAAACGAACTCCCCGTCCCGAAGAATTTACCGATACCACCATCACCCGCATTACCACTCGATGCGGTTGCGCCTACACCCCCGGCACCACCACCACCACCGCCTTCTAATGTATTCGCACCATCACCACCTGCAGTACCTTGACTCGATGTTCCGGACGCGCCGGTATTAAAATTATAATTGGACCCATTACCACCGTTACCACCACCACCCGAACCACCTGATTTTGGTGAGTAATTTTGAGAACCACCACCACCACCACCAATGGCGTTATCTAACCCTGTAAACGTCGTATTTTTACCGTTAAACCCTACTTGTATGGACCCGGAACCACTACCAATACCACCCGAATCCCCGTTCCCGACGACGATCGTTTTCGTCGCACCTTGTGCCAAGCTCGTCCCCGCCGTATACACGAGACCACCGGCACCTCCGCCTCCACCTTCAGCTCGTCCACCACCACCACCTCCACCGGCAACCATCAAAACGTTCGCGGTTAGCCCGCCCGATGGGGGTTCGAAGGTATACGTAGTTCCATGAGTTGACGCTAAATAATTAGAAGAAAACGTATGACTTTTCGTATACGGTGAAGGTGTACCACTACCACCGCCATTACTCGTCTCGTTTATTAACGTGTGAGTATCATTTAAAATTATTTTAAAACCAGGCATATAACCAGGTCTATGTGTCGTTATAGATAATTGTAATAGTTCAACCGGAGATGTTATTGTAAACATGTGTCTATCAACCGCCAAACCACCGTCATTATAACTTTTTATTACAAAATAACCAGCTGAAGCATTTATATTACCATTAAACAAAACAGATTGTATACCATTAGCAGGATCCACATAATTAGGATCAGCCATTACAAACATAGCCGATGTTAAAGTCGTTGTAGTTGAAGATATTTCAGTTGTACTCATAAATGAAGCTCCAACAGATTGAGTATCTAGTTGTGGAAGTACGGTACAATAAAATTTATATACGAAAGATGATACACTTGTGGGCGTTATAGTCCCAATATCCCCCGTATAACTCGGCGTATCCGCGTAAAACCGACCGTTATCGCGCGCCGTAAGTATATCGCCGTCCCCGTACGCGTTATCGAAATTACCGTGGTGGAATGCCCATGTATACAGACCCGACGCCTTTGTTGCGGGGACCGTTTCGGATGTTAGGGTAAAATCTGTATCAGATTTTATTTGCGCATCGTACGTTCCCGGATCCGAAACGGTTACGATCGACGCTTTACCCGCATCGTACGTTGTCGTTCCTTTTGTGTATTTCGTTAAACTACTTGACATCGGTGGTAATGTTTTAGTTATTGTAAATGGGTCGGGTAATCCATCTGTACCGTTATTAGCCGAATCTTCTAGTATAGTTGTTCCATTAAGTACGATTTTCCAACCAGGCATATACTTGGGTCTTTGTGATGAAAGTACTATGTTAGTGAGTTCTTGTGATGTTGTAAGTGTAAATATTTTTTGGTTAAGATCATGGTATCCTGGGTAGACACCAACCCTATTAGTTGAACCAGTAGACCCATCAAATAAACCACTTACAACTGAAGTTCCGGCGCTATAATCTATACCATTGACCCTATATTGTGTATTCATTACCATCATGGAAGCTTTCAATGAATATCCTGTAGAGGATATTTCTTGTAACCACAATTCGTTATTTTCCGAAACAGCTCCAACTACAACCGCGATGAAAAATTCATAAACATATGATGTTGGTTTCATATGCGCGAGCACCTTATCGTACCCGTCGAAGTCGAACGAAGGTGCGAGTATGTTCGGTAACGCATCGATATATTTTGGGTACGTAATGTTACCCGTGTCATTATCACCTCTTTGCGTTTGACTACCACTACCCCACGCGTAATATTTACCGTCCTCGGTGATAGCTGCACCCATATAAGATCCACCTGCACTAAACAATTTTATATTCGAAACGTTCGTCCATTTCGTTGGTGACGCTAAATTCCCCGTACCCCCATTACCAAAAGCACCACTTGCTCCATAACCCCAACAATAATACCCGTCGCTCGTATCAGCAAATACATTATATTGACCCGTATATATTTCGTTTATCGTTATATTGTTCGCCGAAAAGTATTCAATTTTTTGCCACGACGTATAACCACCAGATGTCGCACCATCACCTATTTGACCATGAGAGTCTTGTCCCAATGCATAATACGTACCATCACTTTGCCATGCGTATATAGTAAAAAAAGTACTCGAAACACCTATTATATTGTTACTCGTCATGATTTCGTGAGGTGATTTTTGTGCATCCGATAAAGTTGTCTGTGGATAATCTACACTCGCACCACCGGCCCAAATCTGACCCCAAAACCATACGTCACCATCAGTATCTAAAGCGACGCCGTGATCGTGTCCGAACGCAACTCTCGATATATTATCTGTTACACCACCAAACGTTATTTGTTTGGGTGTATTCGACGAAGACGCACTCGTACCTTGACCCAAATTCCAAAACGCTGAATCGTGTGTACCCCACGTCCACACGTTACCGGATTCGGTTAATGCTACGCACGATCTTTCACCACCACCGACAAAAACAACATTATTTGATGTTAAACTTTGGTCCCCGAAATACGACGTCACGTTGGTAAATGATAAAAGATCCGAAGATGTACCCGGTATCATATACGTATCACCTTTACCAGTCGCATAAACCTCATTACCAACCGTTTTTATCCACGAAGTTTCGTTACGTGTATTTCCACCGCTCCACCCTTTATTTAATATTTTAGAAACCAATGGTCCCGAATACAAAGTTGGTGTCGTTTTATTTGTATTATCCCCAAGACCAAGTTCGCCATCGTCATTTATACCCCACGCGTATAGTTTACCGTCGTATGCAAGTGCGTGAAGATGAGCATTCCCACCTACAAGTGCGGGTTCGATCGTTTTTATTGTTCCACTTACAACGTTACTCGCAAAAATGAAAGCGTTTGAAGTCTTTGCCTCGATCTCGTACGTTCCCGTATCTTCGACGTATATGTTCGTTGCCGTTCCGATATCGTATGTGTTCGAGCCGAGTCGGAGAGTTGATGAGGTTGGTGTCACATTACTAATAACAAGCTTATTATACGTATCGAAACTAAAGTACCGCGGTGATGTAGAAGACTGCGTCGCGTCAAAGTTTAGTATCACCGTACCCGAACCACCACTAGCTTTACATCCACCACCACCACCCAAATAATTTGTACCGTTACTACCATCGGCTAAACGTTGTCCACCGTTACCACCACCACCAGCACCACCACTACCACCGGCACTGTTTCTCGTACCACCACCACCACCACCACCGTATCTAGTATTATTAAAACTCCAAACTCGACCCGTACCACCAGTACCACCAACGTGGTTACCCGCATTACCACCGTTACCACCGGCACCACCACCACCACCACCGGAACCGTAATCAATTATGTAACCTGTACCACCATTGTAACCCTGTCTCGGAGGTCCGGCTACACCGCTACCACCAGCACTATTATCTCTACCACCACCACCAGAACCACCATCTGCACCAACTCCACTTCTACCACAGCCACCACCAACAGAATCAAGGGTATAAAAAGAAGAATTGGTACCATTTACCCTTCGTCCACCACCGTTACCAACAACAATATCGTAAGTATTACCCGGTATACTTGTTTCGGTACCATCTAACATACCACCACCACCACCACCACCTTCTGGGTAATCGTTACCACCACCACCACCACCGGCGAGAACGAGGTAATTAACGTTGTTCATTTGACTAAACGTCACGTTATACGTCGTTTCTGTAGAACTACTCGTCACGGAGTTTACCGTACCCCAATCATAATCACCCGTAGTCATACCCGAATACAAAGTACAATTGTTAGAAGACGTATCAGTAGTTCCGGTACCGTGTCTGAAAGCGAGTGTGAAATTACCCGCATTAACCGTAGAAGAAGGTGGGTAAGTGATACTCCCACTCACCACATTACTCGCAAACGCAAACGTATTCGCATCTTTCGTCTCGATCTCGTACGTTCCCGAGTTCGCGATATAGATATCAGTTGCCGTTCCGATATCGTACGTGTTCGAGTCGTACTTGAGTGTTGTTGCCGTAGGGGTTATGTTTTGTATAGAGAGTTTGTTGTACGTGTCGTGGGTGAGGTAAGGTGTTGGATCTAACCATGTACTCGGAACATCCACATCTTCCGTAATTGTAGCATCAAAATCACCACCCGAACCACTATTTGTAGCCATCGCACCACTTAAACACTTAAACCACGAAACGCGACCAGAAGAAACGTTATCGGGACCGTTAGGTTTACCATTATTATATATACTCACAAACTCTGCATCTGTAAGTGCTCTATTATATACGGCAAACTCGGCTAAACGTGTACCATCTGTGAAAACGCTAGGACTATCGAATCTCATACGGTTATGTGTTTGACCGGTATATGCAGTTGTTGAACTTATTGGTACCGCACCGTCTAAGTGTAATTTTATAGATGATCCTTCAAACTCAAACCCGAAAAAGTGCCATTCATCTCTAACAGAAGTTCCATTAAATTCTGCAGAAATACTATTATTACTCGTCCACGAAGGCACACTTACTTTACCTGTACTATCAGTACCAAATATACCGTGTGTATTAGTTGGATTAGTCGACGAATCACTATTCGCCGTTCGTAAAATGTAACTACCACTAGCAGACTTGGCCCACATGGTAACGCTATACGTTGTAGTTATATTCTCGTTGTGTAAAGAAGTCGATGCCGCCGATATACCACCAATACTCCTATAATTCGAGTATGCAGTGTTAGGGTGGACTTGATACGTTGCAGTATTACTCGCAAAAACGAACTTATCCGACGCCTTAATTGCCGCCTCGTACGTTCCCGGATTTTCAATGTACACGTTAGAAATCGTTCCTATATCGTACGTGTTCGAGCCGTACTTGAGTGTTGTTGCCGTAGGGGTTATGTTTTGTATAGAGAGTTTGTTGTATGTGTCGAAATCGAGGTATTTGGGGATCGCGTTCGTATATACGCGAACCGAACCATAATCCGTACCAGCGGTATCGTCACCTTCCATACCAATAACGAACTTATCCTTGGTTGTTCGCGCAATACCACACCCAGAACCAAAATTATCAGTGGATGCTGGAGACGCATCAGGATTCAAATACTCTTTCGTCAATGACCACGACCCACCCGATTTTTGCCATAATTGTGCACGCCCTTTACCACTATCGTGTCTATAACTCCCCACTAAAACCATAGTTCCATCATAACTAATAGATGGGAGACGCATACCGTAAATCTCGGTGTCACCGTTAACACCTTGTGCTCGGGACCATGAACCGGTTCCGGAATCTCGTTCGTAAATACCCGAGTTTCCTGAATTGCTATCACCACCACCAGATACAATAACAAGCGTTTCACCCGCCGAATCAGACATCATTGTACATGGCCAAGTAGAATACGATTCGTCTATAATTTGAGTTAATGAACTCCACGTAATCCCATTCCATTCCGTCATGTGAACAGTCGCATCTGCAGAGTTTCCAATAAAAGCGCGTGTACCTGCCCCGTTCATAGCAACACCTCGACCTTTAGAAAAAGAACCACCAGAATCTTGTGTCCATGAGGTTGCACTCGCACGTCTATAAATTTTCGCAGTATTCACGTTACCCTGTCCTATTAAAAGAACGTCACCCGCTTTATTACACGCCATACCTTCGTATTCACCACCGATAGTCCCAGGACTAATCGTGTGTGTTCCCGTATTTGCAGTTGGCCAAGCTCCGGACGCATACTCGTACGTGTACACTTGTTCGGATGCGCTATGCATGAGAAAAACACGTGTTCCGTCTTCGTTCATACATACACCGTCCGCAAACCTTTGTCCACTACCAGTTGGGTTATCCCACGTTTGTTTAAGAACCCACGACCCACTTTCCAAATGGTATATGTACGCACGTCCCAGACCACTTGGATAATTAAGTGGATCTGTAACGAGTAAACGCGTACCGTCCGCGTTCAAAATCGTATTGTTACCGAAACCACCTTGATTAATTCCGTGTGTTTGTCCACTTTGAACCGTACCGTATATTGTAGTATCTACAACATACTCCGCAAGCGTAGTTCCCACCGTATTCACCACATTACTCACCAACGCGAACTTATCCGACGCCTTAATTGCCGCCTCGTACGTTCCCGGATTTTCAATGTACACGTTAGAAATCGTCCCTAAATCGTACGTGTTCGAGCCGTACTTGAGTGTTGTTGCCGTAGGGGTTATGTTTTGTATAGAGAGTTTGTTGTACGTGTCGAAATCTATTTTCGGAATTTTTTCGAAAACATTATCGTATTTAAAATACATCATATCAAAAATTAACCCTCTTTTCAAATTAGTTCGGGCCTCAGTTGTGCTATTATCACCCACACCACTACGTGTATCACCACCCAAAAAGTGTCTAAAAGGCCAACCCATGTGATTGCTATAATTGGAATTGTACGGACCTACCGGATCCGCTACTTCACACCCACCGTATGTTTCGTCGTGAAAATTTTTATACGCGTTATTAAGTGAAAAGGAAACTTTCTCACTCACGGTTTGACCACCAATACTCAGGTAAAATTCAGGTTTTCCTTCAGTTATGTCAAAAGTATACCACCCGTATTTTAAAACCGTATTGTTTGATAAGTCCACGTTCTGTATTAAACAAATTGTTTCGGTATTAGTAACACCATTATTATTGTTACTTATAGACCACCAGAAATCAAAAAATTTACCAATAGAATTTGTTCTATTATAATACACGTAAATGGTTACTGCATTAGTACCATTCTTATTACATTGTAATTCAAAGAATAAACTATTGTTACCTGTACTATAAGTACTTTCCAAGCTAGACCCAGTTACACGAGCATTATTATTATAACATGATAATTCTACATTTTTCATATCCACTTCCCATAAAACACCATTCTTCGTCGGAAACGGAAAATTTTCACTACTACTCGAAAATCCGTTAGCAACTAGAGATTGTACGTAAAAGTATAAGAGTGTATCTATCGCAAACGGGTCGGATGAAGATGCAGGTACAGGTACGTATAAAGAATTGTTTCTATCACCGCGATTCCATCTTAATGGACGTAAACTCCATTCGTCCATAGTCCACCCAACATTATTTGCACCGTTATATGTACTATAATTTGCAATACCATATTCACCTATATAATCACTTATTACAGTCACGTTTTGTATGCTTGTATTCGAAAAGTACGCCACGTTCGACGACGTATCGAACGTTACACTCGTATAATCACCCGTCTTATCGATGTACAGTTTGTCTGTTAATGCGCCAACGTCGTACACGTTCGAATAGTAGGCGAATTTGGAGGACGTGTACGAAAGACCGTGTAATATAGAAAACTTGTTATAGTTGTCGAACGTCAAACGCGGTTCCGTAAACAAATTAAATTTACCGTCGACGCTTGGACCGGCACCCGCAACGACTTGTGTAGGTGTACCCTGATCCGCCGTATTGGTTCCGTCACCAATAGAACCGTAATCACCCCGACCCCAACAGTATATAGATCCATCGGGTTTAGATGCAATGAAATGAAAAGGTTTACCATCAGCTGCTATAGCATTTACACCCGTAAGTGTGGTAATAGCAACTGGTGTTGTAGGATTCGTCCCACCAACCGTTCCCAAACCGTTTTGACCATCCGCGTTACTTCCCCAAACGTACATCGTCCCGTCACTTTTAAGCGCTAAACTTGTTGAAAGACACGTAGCAATTTGCGTTATTCCCGTAAGGTACCCGGACCCACCAACACCTAAAACCTGAACTAAACCCGTATCGTTATTATCCGTTGCACCGTCACCCTGTTCTCCATCCACTCCGTATCCACATGCATATACCGTACCATCACTTTTCAACATCACGGTATGATCGTCTCCTGCATTTACTTGTACTATACCTGTTACTGCTGAACTATCAGATGCAAGTATAACCGGAACGGGTTCGTCTATAGTACCACTATTTGTACCATCACCCAGCATACCATAAGTTCGTTTACCCCAACCGTATACGGAACCATCACTATCTTTTATCGCGTGTGTAAATGAATCCCCGCACGTTACGTCGCGTATACCTGTAAGATTACCTATATTATTTACACCAACAACCTGTACAGGTGTACTTCTATTAGTTATACTTTTATCACCCAATTCACTATTACCGTTATTACCCCAACAGTATACTTTACCCGTAGTCGTTGTTAATGCACTATGTTGCGCTCCTGCAGATATATTACTTACAGGATCACCGCTATAAGAAACCACAACTGGTGTATATTTATCAGTGCCATTACCTGATGTTCCATCGCCAATTTGTCCCACATTGTTATATCCCCATGCATATACTGTACCATCATTCGCAAGCGCCATACAGTGATTATAACCAGTTGTTATTTTTATAATGTTACTCAAGTACCCAGTTCCACCAACACCTTTAACTTTAACTGGTGTATTCTCATAACTACTCGTACTACCTTGTCCACATTGACCATATAAATTATACCCCCATGCGTACACGTATCCGTCTTGTGTAAGTACTAATGATGTCAATCCACCAGTAGAAATTTGTGTCACTTTAGAAGAAGTTGGCGTCCCCGTCACCTCGACCGTGTTCGTCTTATAGTCGATGCCGCAAATTTGTAAATCGGCGCGGTAGGTTCCGGGTTGGGTTATGTAAAAGTTTTCCGCCCATGTATCGAAACTGTACACGTACAGTTTACCTGCATCACTCCCACCTTCGTCGTTACCTTGTGCACCCATAACTATAACTTCAAGGTCATCGGACATGTACACATGCCACCCAAGATTATCGCTAGACGCTTCGCCCGTAAATGTACGTACAAGCGTTAATGTACCCGTATCTGAAATTTGGTATATATACGCTGCACCTGGGTTAGTACCAAAAGGATCGTAATCGTGACCGTGAATAGCTATATAATCACCTTTAGGTGTTAAAGTAACATGGGCATATCCAGCGGGGTTGTCTGTTTTACTCGTAAAAAGTGACCAAGACGTACCGTTATAATCGTATATGTACGCTCTAATTGTATTACACCCAACGGCTACCCTATCACCAACATCATTCATGGAAACGGACCATCCAAATTCATTCGAAGCAACTGGATTACTAATTTGCGTTTTCGTAACCCACGACCCGTTCTCGTAATGGTGAATCCAAATCCAACCGTTTGGGTAAGAACCACTAACCACAATTCTATCACCTACTTTGTTCATGGCAACTGCCCAACCATAGCGCCTGTTATTAGTACCTTCTACTCTGTGCCATGTTCTCGTCCATGTTCCGTTAATTAGTTCGTATAAATGGTGTGCACCTCTTTCAGTCGCGGTTTCATTACGTGCACCTACAATGAGTTTATCACCTGCACCGTTACAATCTATTGAAAAACCAAATGCATAACCACTACCATTACTTCCTGTAAGTGTGTGAGTGGGTGTATCTGGAAACAAACCATCGGAACCCCTATCGTATACAAGAACACGACCTGTAGTAGAAGAATATTGGTCTGCACTTACAAATATACGATCACCTGCGTCATTTATAGATACAGCCATACCGAAAGAAGCATTAGTTCCTAAATTACCGTATATGGTTTGTTTAAGTTCCCAATCACCTCTATTCTTAGATTTTCTTTCGTATATATAAATAAGCCCCTGATTACTATTATAACCACGTGCACCCGCGACTAAAACCGTTTGGTCACCGTTATTCACGTTAAAACTTCTGGGTCCACCGTAACCACTTCCTAAATAATAATTCGTACCACCACCTAATATAGTTTTAGATAAAGGTGCATCACCGGATATGGACGCGGTTGCATCATAACTCGTCTCGCCTCTATACAAAACGACGTTTGACGCATTTTTGACCATACCACCACGCAAATAAAGTTTATTCGCACCATCGTATACTAACTCGAGGTCGGATGCTAATGGATAATCTGTAAGACCTAAAGATGCTAACACGATTTTAAAGATGAGCCAATTCGATAAGAACATGCTCGGCCTGCTCTATTACTGTTAGACGACAAAACTTTTTAAAATGTGGAACACACTTTTTAAAAAATCAAAATACAAAACAAATGCCTTACCACTTGGCCACACGAGCTCGTTAGATAAAATGCTCGTGACAGGATTCGAACCTATGATCGTTTGCTTGTTTATAAAAAACTCTCCCGGAGGGTTTCGATCCCCCTACTTCAGGATTAACAGTCCTACACTCTACCGATTGAGTTACGAGAGAAAGAGTCGTGCAACCAAGGATCGAACTCGGGACAATTGGAGTTTAGCAACTATACAATATAGTCATGGTAATTCACTACAATTACAATCCAATGCTCTACCAACTGAGCTATCGCACGCATGACACCGACAGGATTTGAACCTGTGCTCTTTCGAACCAGAGCCTTAATCTGGCGCCTTAGACCGCTCGGCCACGGTATCACAAAATTATAATGTCTGTATTCTTTAACTATGGTAAGAGTGAAGGTAATACTACTTTCAATACTCGTTGTACTACTTTTAATACAAATATTCAAAAAATTGACGTACCAGGAAAAACCAATCACTAGTAACACAGTTTGGACGTACTGGGATTCACCATTTAACAAACCGTCTATAGTTAAAAAGTGTATACAAAATTGGGAAAGTATAGGTAATTGTAAAGATGTGCGTGTACTCAACAGGTGGTCCGTTCAAGATTGGATACCCAGGGAAGATCTGGAACATTTCTCTGAAATAACAAATAATATCGCAAACAAAACCGATTTAATACGACTCTACCTTCTCAAAACGTATGGTGGTATTTGGATGGATGCATCTGTTTTTACAAACACTAAACTATCGTCCTGGGTACCGAACGACAATACCAAAGTTTTCTGTTTCAAGGCGGATAGGTTTTCCAATGAAAATGTCACGTGTTTAGAAAATTTCTTCATTAAAGCACCAAAAAACGATCCTTTCATATCTGAATGGTTAGAAAAGTGTATACACGATTTTAGCGACAAAAACTATAAGGAAAATAATAAAGTGTATAGAAAAATAATAGGCAAAAACGGAGATTACCTCGTTCCGTACGTTTCAAGTATGAAAATACAGTTAAACAAGTATCCAAACGTTATCGTTGAAAGTGCAGAAAAAGGTCCGTACAAAGACACGATCGAAAACGGGTGGGATGCAAATAAGATATGTAAAAACATAACCTACGATCAAAACTTAGTAAAATTGTATAATCACACGAGAAAACAGTGTAATTCTGACGTAGTACCAATAACATCTTCGCGTGAAAATTTCTTACCTAAAAGTGTTTATACTCGTTTCAAAGATAGGTTTAGTTTCGTTGAAAATGAAAACAATAACGTTGAAGTAGACATGGTTTATTGTATATGTATGCCAAAAAGAAAAGAGTATGCAAAAAAACAACTCGAACTCTTAAAAACAAAATACAAAATGTTCAATGCTATAACACCTGAAGATCTAACATCAGAAGACTATTCAAAAATGAGTCAAACGTATTCACCATTTAACGTGTTTTTGTATAAGCAAATGACAAAATTACCCGTGTGTTTATCGTTTTTTATGTGCTATTACGACGCCTACGTAAACAATTACGATACAATATTGGTTTTAGAAGACGATATAAAACTCAAAGTAAGTGTCGATAAAATATACGGTGCCATAAGAGACTTTAAAACCACAGAATTTGAAATCCTGTTCTTAGGGTACTGTCGGGCATACTGTAACATGACATACCCAAGTATAACCGAACATTTATATAAAGCTCCAACGGAAACACAATTATTGTGTAACCACGCCATGGTCATGAAGAAAAGCTTCATAAAAAAATATATGGAACGTGATGAAGTTACATTTTGGAGACACAGAAACGATCACACGTTATCGGATTATTTAAAAAATAATAAAATAGAAAAGTGTGTTACTTCACCAGATTACATTTCACAGAATAGAGAAGAATTAGGTAGTAATAACGGAAACAATAGAAGTTTACCAAGTGCATGTAATTTACACGAAAAAATTTAAATCATCACGAAAAACTCTTTTTTCTGTGTATAATACAGAGTAATGATTTTTATTCTCTTTATAATATTCATCTCTTTTATGAACTTTTAAAACTAATTTTTTATTATAGTATACTTTACCCCCTCCTAATTGTTTATAATTTTTAAAATTATATTTTCTAGTTTTCAAATAATTTTTATTTTCATCCAAAATTGTTTTTAATAAACCAGGTCCAGTAATATCTAAACAATTTCTACAATAGTCTCTATTTTCAACATTTTTTACTATCCTATCTATACATTTTTTATAAATTTCATTTCCTGGTTTAGATACTAACACTGCGTTAAATACATATTCTTCATTATAATAATTTATGGCAGGTATATCCCTAACATAATATTCTTGGTCTAATAATTCATTTAGTTTGAAATTACCATCTGTATCATATTTTATGTCCAAGTATATACCACCTTTAATGTACATTACACAGTATCTCCATAAATCGGCTTTATACGCACCAGGTATTAAAGTATTATACGCATTTAATACACGATTACCAAAATATTTTTTTATAAAATGTCTACAATCGTTATCGTCAAAGAAATGATATTCAAAACCCGGGTTTTTTTTTCTTAAAGAAATCATACCTTCCTTTATAGTTTTAGGTATATCGTAAGTATGCCATGTTTGAAAAACGTGTTTTGGTATAACATTATTACTTTTTTTATGAGATACTTTATTATATTTATTATAAATTAGAATAAGTAGTAGTAAAATTACAAATACTAATACAAATCTAGTAACCATTATAATATAACTAGATATTTAATTCCACGGTATATCTTGAGGACGAAATCGACACCCAATCTTTAAAAAGTCAACAAACTTTCTAAATTCTGGTTCCTGTGTTTCCGTATTTTCCATGGAATCGAGTACTTCACCCACGTACCTATTATACGCTTTGTGTCCGCCTCTGTGTGTAAGTCTATTCTCACGCAAATTACCAATTTCACGCGGCATCATGATTATATTCTCACTCGCGTGTATATCATACTTAACCTTTTCAATAATTGGGTGACTCTTGAACTCTTTTGGTATGACGTGATGGTCCTCGACGTTACGAACATTCCATCTAAGTTTGAATGTTCGTCTGAGTAATGATCCGTACCGCATACTATAGTTTTGAAATACTTCTACACCGAGACGCATCATTGAATCTTCCAATTCATCAACTTCTTGCCATGCCGCAAAACACTCTTCTGATGTTCCCGAAACGTAACACTTTTCATCAGCTTCGTCGAGTGCTTCCGCAAACCTAAACTGAAGGCGTGGGTTCTCGAACGTTTGAAACGCGATATTTACTTTTTTACTATACGTATTTTCAAGAATGTTCTTACGTATTTGGTTACGTTTGTTTTCCGGGCTTGGGGGAATTGAAGAAACTCTAATCATTTACTTCTTAACGTGGTATATCTTTAACACGTTAGAAACCTAAGTTATGTTATTTAGTTACAGTAATTAAAAAGAAAATGAAATCTATCTGGAAAATGTGTGAAAACGGCGAACTCGACGAATTAAAAAAACGTCGTAGCGAAATTGATGAAATAATAGAAGAAATACCCAATGACGGTGATGATATGAGAAAAGATGAAGACGATTTAAGTTTTGCTGCGGCATTCGGTAAAAACCACGGTACAGCTTTAGAAACATTTAAGTATTTATATGAAGAATGTGGTTACCCTAGACATTGTGTACATTACGCTATGGTCGGGGCAACCGCATCGAGAAATGCAAAACTTATCAATTACATATATAATGACATCGATGAACATGAAAAATCAGATTTTCTAGGTGATCTAGAGGATGAACTTGTGATGACGGACCATCCTAGTCCAGGTGTATTCATAGAATACGCTTTATTCGAATTAAACAAAAAGAATTGAAATTTTTTCCTCAATAAAACTTTTTACACGTGGGATACGCGTGTAAAAAGTAAGTAAATGCTCCTAGTGGGGATCGAACCCACAGCCTCGGCGTGCCTGCGTAATACTAAAATTACAGAGTATACATCGGTCGTATAAGCACCGCGCTCTGACCAATTGAGCTATAGGAGCCTACGTATTTAATATAAACACGTTTTCTTTAAACCTGTTCTTCCGAATTGTACGATTTCAATTCGACCGAAGGTCTCGATGATATCGGTGTACCCGGTCGCTTTTTGAGTAGCCAGTTTTTGAGTACCATGTTTTTATGACTAATCGTATCTTCACCATAATTAATAACACTCAACCCGTTACACACGTCAGGTTTGTTATCCTTATTAGGAAATGTTTCGTTAAATGCATCGATACTCTCGGAAGGTATATCGGGCGCATCATCAAGTAATCGATCGTACTCGACGCGGATTTTGTTCACGAAATCCAAAACGTCCTCGCGGTGTTGCGTTTCCAATGACAATTCCATGTCAATGTTCCTATACAGTTTCGAGTATTGTACAGACATGACCGAGTGCATTTCCATGAACCGTGCGGAATTGTTAAACTTAGATATAGATGTAAGTATACCCGCAATAACATTCATGAATGCAAAAAAGTATTGGAAAATAATAATCTTTTGTTTTTGATCGTCCGACATACTATTCGTATCGGGACTCAAAACCGCAAAACCACCAACGCCCGTAATGCTCGATATAATTATAGACGGGTACGATAACCAATCGTGCTGACGTTTATATAAAACGCGGGCGTGATTGTGTAACCACCTGTAACCAGCAGCCTTTTCGGCCCAACGTTTAAGAAGGTTTTCCTGGTTTGGACACCAGTGGTGTTGTTCCGGTTTATCCATACATCTTCTTAGAAAATAAGTACGCGTACTCGCGCGCCAAGTTATCGACACGTTCGTTCTTCTCGTTTCCGTTGTGTGCCTTGACCCATCTCACGTCAACCATTTCGAAAGTACGCATAAGTTCCAACATACGTATCCATAAATCCTTATTCTTCACCTCACCACCCGAAGCTGTTTTCCAACCGTTTCGTTCCCAGTTCTTAGACCATTCGAGTAGTCCCATTTTTACATAGTTACTGTCCGTATACACACGGACCCTATCGTGTTTGAGTTCCAAACACTTCTCGAGCGCTTTTATAACCGCAGTCATTTCCATAACATTATTCGTGGTAACATTAGCACCACCCGCGTTTTGTTCGTTTTCTAGTATATATGCCCAGCCACCAGGTCCCGGGTTACCGAGACAACTTCCGTCCGTATAAATTTCTATCATATCTACTTACTATAATCACGTTTATATTCTTTATGTTTTATTGTCTTCGTTTTCATTTTCGTTTTCGTAATATGATTTTGGAATACACCAATACATCATTCTATCGAAATTCATATATAAAACACCAAACGCGGAAAATGCTATTATTATTTCGTAAATAGTCTCCATTTGTAGTTATATAAGTAACTTAAAATTTTATTTCGTTATATACTAAATAAAATGAACCATTACCAAGACTGGGACCCTGTCATTATTCGCGGTAAAGTTAACAAGGAAAAGGAAAAGGAAAAGTATGTTAAGTTCATGGGACAGGAAATAAAGTTACCTAAACGGAGTCAGTATTCGGGTAAAACGAGGGAACAAAAACTCGATGAAACCGAGTTAGGTACACACAAAAAAGTCAGTAAAGAAACGGGACTAACGATTCAAAAAGCGCGTGTCGCAAAACAGTATACGCAAAAAGATCTCGCGGGTCTCATAAACGTATCAACAGATATTATCTCTTCATACGAATCGGGTAAAGCTATACCGGATCCTAAAATCATGCAAAAATTACGCCGGGTTTTGGGGGTTAAATTGTAGTTCTTCTACTCTCAGCACGTTTATCGTCTGCATCTAAACGTTTTAAACGTTTCATAACATCCGGTGTTTGTGGTTCACTTAACAATTTTTCGCGTTCCTCGCGACGTTTTTTAGCATTCCATTTACACTCATCCCCGCTCTACATCTTAATGTCGGGGATTTACCCGTATATAGGATGTATGTCTATTTTAAACTTAAAATTTTTCCTAAACCCTAATTACTAAACGCTAATCCGCCCATCCCCGATTGTATGCGCAACACGTTGTAGTTGACCGCGAACATATCGAACGATGGAGACGCCAAAGAAGTACCCGTGAGGTTCTTGCAGGTAACCGCAACTTGCGCGTTGTCGATTCTGGAGAAGTTGCAGGTACCCGTTGGTTGGTGCTCTTCTGGCTTGAGCGCGAAGGAGTACGAGTAGATACCTGGGTATGGGGAACCAGAGTGGTGGTTGAACGCTTGGACTTGGTTGAAGTACTTACCCGATTGCTCTTTGAATCTGTCTTGGCCGTTCAAGATCAACTTGAAAGTACTCAATGGACCAACAGACTTAGTCGCAGCGGCGACACCATCTTCAACCCACGAGGATTTGGAACCCAAAACCGCATCGGCCAAGAACAATGGCGCACCAACATCAGCTGGAGAAATGGCGATGTTAGAGGTCAATGGAGCATCGGAAACCAAAACAACGTCATCAACGGAGGTGTTAGAGCAGAAGTTCCACATGTTAGCACGCGCATTGTTACCGGCGTTAACACACCAGACCAATTCCTTGACTGGGTGGTTGTAAGACAATCTGACTTGCTTGGAGCCATTCGAAGTGACCGTGTCAGTGCCAGTGTGTTGGACTTGTTCGATCAAGTATTCGTGACCCTTTTGCGCGAATCGTCTGCGCTCTTCAGTGTCGAGGTAAATGTAGTTACCCCAGACTTTGAAGGTGTTCTTGTTCAAGTACGTTTCAAATTCAGAAGACAAGTCAAAGTCCAATCTGACTTCGTGGTATTGCAAAGCAATCAATGGCAAAGCCAATCCTGGGTTTCTGTTGAAGAAGAAGATCAATGGCAAAAAGACCTTGTCATCGGCAACACCGGCGCAAGATGTCATCTTACCGTAGTTTTGCTTAGCGGAGGCATCCAAATACAATTCAGAGTACAATCTCCACCATTTTTGGTAGTGTTTGTCGATTCTTTGACCACCGATGGACAATTCAATGTCCTTGATGGCACGTTCCGCGGCCCAGACACCATCGGCAGAAAGATCAATAGTACTCGAACCAACCCCGAGAGCCGATAATTCAACGTACATATCCGAAATCAAATCACCGTTTCTGGCGATCGTGACCGAAACTCTACCGGAGTTAGAGGCGGTACCGTTAACAGTTTGTTCGATGTTTTCCATCGCGAAGTTAGTGTGGCGTTTGTAAACCGCCTGGAAGAAAGTGACTTTTGGGTTACCAGTCAAGTAGACGTCTTGGGCGCCATAGGCGACGAGTTGCATGAGACCTCCGGCCATTGTGTGTGTTTGTACTATATACCAAGATTTTTTTTTGGGACACGACCCGCGAAAAAACTCACTTTGATTTTTCCTGGTATATATAAATGACCGACAAAGACGTACCACCACCCTTGGAAGAAGTTGACGAACCAAGTATCGAAGACGAACAATCTGAAACAAGTGAACTGGAAGATGAATTGATTACCGACGACTTGGAACTTTCTGATGAAGAAGATGAAGATGAAGATGAAGATGAAGATGAAGATTTAGAAATGAATCCTTTCATGGACATGAACGTTCTCTTGACTTCGGTATTATCTAACGAAGAAGGTGATACCGTGTGTTCTGCTTTAACAAATATATCCAGGCAACTAGAAGTTCAAAATAAAATTTTAATTAAGATGTTATCCCAAATGCAAAAAAAAGGCTTAGAAAAATGAACAGTATAAAATATAAGAGATGAAAATCGAAGACGTACATTGTATCACCGAAAATACTAACATAGACGATATAGTGTTTACCATCACCAAAAAAATAATCGAAGAGTCCAGGCAGGAAGAACTCCTACATTACGTTCGCGTATATGAAGAATATTACCGAATAAATCAACCTCCTGGTTTAGAAGAACCTTTACAAATTGCGTATAGGGTTTTCTATGAAAAAACCGAACTCGATGAAAATGGTAAACCGAGAAGATATGATATGAGAGATATAAGAGAATCTTATGACGCTAAAAGGTCAATCGTATCTGTCATGTACCACCGTGCTAGTACTTTGGGAATACTTGATATGGAAGACGACGAGTCTGATTGTAAAATATCAAGAAGACTGAAACGTATATTTGATCAAATGGAAGACTTCTTCCAAATTTTATTTAGACACGCTCGCATGTACGATCGTTCTATCAACCCTACAGCCGAATCTGAAGGTGACCCGGCTTTCTATATGGGCTCTACACCAGATGCTATTGAAGAACTTGAAATTTTTCAAAAAGTATTGATTCAAATTCTTAAAGATCTCTATGAAAGTAACATACGCAAGTATAAAGGGTATTGTTGCGAGCAGATAAAAACTAGGGAAGGATACGATACACGCGCCTGGAAACAAACTAAGCTCATAAAAGAGTACGTTCACAATATCGCACCTAAAGAGTCTCGGTTTATGTTATGGAAAGATCTCACTTCAAAAGGGACTGCAACTCTTAATCAACTCATAAGATACCTCGGTGATTGTCATGATATGCAGTTTCCTGAGATTAAGAAAAACAGACACCTTTGGTCTTTCAAAAACGGTCTTTTCTTGGGTAAAATATGGTCAGATAAAACAGGTTTGTACCAATCTGAGTTCTATCCTTACGATTCAAAAGAAGCAATGAACCTCGATCCGAGAGAAGTAAGTTCAAAGTACTTTGACGTTGATTTTGAAGACTACCATCACCTTGAAAATTGGTATGATATTCCTACACCTCACTTCGATAAGGTTCTAAAGTCACAAAATTTCGACGGAGAAGTTTCTAAATGGATGTATGTGATGACAGGTAGGTTATGTTTTGATTTAAACGATATTGATAAATGGCAAATTATTCCATTTCTGAAAGGTATTGCGCGTTCGGGTAAATCCACAATCATTACAAAAGTTATTAAAAAATTTTACGAACAAGATGATATCAGAACACTTTCTAATAACATCGAAACAAAATTCGGTTTATCCTCTATTTGTGATGGTCACATGTTCATTGCACCAGAAATTAAGGGTGATTTGCGTCTCGAGCAAGCTGAATTCCAATCTATAGTATCAGGTGAAGATGTATCTATTGCAGTGAAAGGTGAAAAAGCAAAGAACATGACATGGAACATTCCCGGTATTTTGGGTGGTAACGAAGTTCCGAATTGGCGAGATAACTCGGGTAGTATTCTTCGACGTTTAATGACGTGGGATTTTAAAAAGCAAATTAAGGACAAGGATACCGACCCCCTTTTAGAGAAAAAACTCGAACTCGAATTACCCGTCATTTTACAAAAGTGTATCAGAGGGTACCTCGAATACGCACAAAAATACCAAAGTGACGATATTTGGAACGTCATACCATCTTACTTCGAAAATGTAAGAAAACAAGTCGCTACAATTACCAATCCTCTCGAGCACTATCTTCAATCTGATGCTATCATAATTGACGATAAAAAAATATGTCCGTTGAAAAAATTTAAACAGGAGTTTACTCAGTATTGTTCGGCAAATAATTTAGGTAAACCGCGTTTTACACAGGACTTTTACATTGGTCCGTTTAGTAGCAGGGATCTCGAATTGAAAAGAATCGATGAAGTAATTTATGGCGATGAACTTAAACCGAGACGAAACGAAGATTTTATAGTTGGTTTAGACGTGAGAAGAGAAGAATTTGAATTATCAAACTCGTAAAATGAAATCTCAGTATAGTATAACATGGACCCAAGACAATTTGTTAAAAATTCAAATGTCCAAATACAAAGACAAGATAACCCAACTACACAAAGTGTTGTACCTTCAGGTCAGGTCAGTCAGTTAAAAATAGGTCAATTTAAACCAGGTTTGTATAATGTTACCATAAACAAGTCGTTCACCAAAGAAGAACAGCGCGTCGATTTAAAATATATACTTAAACAACGCCCTAGAGGTCACGCACAAATTGGTCCAAGTTTAAGTGTAGATATTAGCGAAGTAAAAGGTATATACGGTAGATTCAAAACAGGGTTAATACATACTAGAAATTTTGGTATGAGAGGTGATTTAAACGCAAAATTCTTTTCCGTTCAATTTTATGGATATATGACGGATGGTATCGAAAGAAAAAATTTCAGCTTTAACATATACGCTAACGGTAAAGTTAGATTTTCAGGTGGATTTTTGGGTTCTAAAAATTTAAAAAGACAACCCGAATCTTTACGTAACTATATAATAGATACATATACAGAGAAACAGCGTTTTTTGTATAACGATATAGAATACAATAACGTCGCAGGATTATTTAATTTGAACACGAACTTTAAACTCGAATTAATAGCACAAAGAAACCCTTTAGGAGCGGAAAGCATTTCTTACGAAACGGAAGTATCAGCTCCACTCGTTTATATGATATATAAAGGACACAATTTTGCACTTTCTTCTAAAACGTCTAAGCTTGGTTCGGGTATAGTTCAGATACAAGGTGAAAATGATCCGGGCGATCTCGAACGCGCATACTTGGTAGGCGTCGAAGCCGTACAAGAACTCCATAGGTTAGGGTACACAGCTGGTTTAACTAACCGAGAAGTAAATGCTATTCAACCACTACCAAAACTAGAAAACAAAATAGTATCTACGTGCCCAAAACCGAGAAGACCACCGTGTAGTTCTGGATTTGAAGCACGAAAAAATCCACAGGGTTACGAATGTTGTTATAAAATACCAAAAAGAAAACCTTCTAAGAAAAAAACAAATACTAAAAATAAAACTAAAAATACAAAAATAACATACGATAAAAACGGTATCATGAAAATAGGTGGTAGAAAATGCGAAAGACTCACTAAACCACTTCTTCTCGAAGTCGCGAAAAAACTTGGTGTCGTCGGAGTAAAACAAAGAAATACAAAAGAGGATATTTGTAAAGCACTCGATAGCTTAGAAAAAGGTAATTCGAAATTCGAAATAGATGGTAAACTCTGTAGAACTCTTAAAAAAGACCAACTCATTTCTTTAGCAATTTCTAAAAATATATCAGTGAGTGAACAAGATACCGTAAAAACTTTATGTGAGAAACTCGAAAACAAAAAGAATTTACCAAACTCACCAAATTCACTCGCTAACGAGATGGAAAAATTTTTGATGAATAAACAAAAATCACCCTTGAAAAGAAAACGTCGGTTAAACAACTCGAGTATTAAGAATGACATTATCGAACTTTACGGTGAAAGATGGATGAAAAATTACGGACAGTTTATGAACATAAACAAGGACGTAAAAGATATAAAAAATAAAATGAACTCTTTAAAAAATAAGAACACTTACGTAACAAAAAATGGTTTATTGAAAAAGACTGCTGTAGATAACCTAAAAAGAAGCATGGTAAAAAAATGGAAATTTGAACGAAAAGAAGCCATGAGAAAAAAACTATTAGAAAAAGAAGCTAATAAATTATACGGAAAATTCGGTAAAAATGTGGTAAACAGTGTAGTTCGCTTCGTTACTTCTCTAGAAAAACCTGTACCACTAAACGACAGAAAAGTTATAGGGTATATACAAACTAGACGCGAATTGAATCAAAAACCACCACTTCCATTGAATAAAAAGAGAGTCATACCACCTAAACCAAAGATTTTGCGTAAACCAAAAAGTAAACCAAAAATGAAACGTGCACCTATAAAAAGAAAAATTAAACCTTCTATAGTAAAACGTTTGAATTTCAATTCTAATTCTAATTCCAATTCCAATTCCAATTCCAATTCAAGCTCGAGATCAAGATCAAATTCTAAATCAAGATCGAGTTCAAGGTCGGTTAACAATAATAAAATATTAAATAATTTATACAAAAACTTCGAAGCCCAGATGTTAAAGAATAAAAGCAAAAAGTAAATAAATGGAAAATCCTAGAGATTTATTACTATACCGCATCCGACAAAATAAAAACGAGTGTGATTTAGACGCTTTCGAAAAATCATACGAAAAATGTATTTTGTCGTCTGTTATAGACAGTATGTTTTATACTATATGTGATTACATTACTAAAACGAGAAGTAAAAGTCAGTATAAAATGGGTAATCTAGAAATAGAATACCATATTACAGAAAAATTTTATGACTCGGAAGATCCTATAAAATACATAGAAGATAATCGTTCCTTAGACGATGTATACTTAATAATGTATGTTTATGATAATTTTGGTAGAATGGAATCATCTTCTCATAGAAGACTCATGTTATATTTTATGAACATGTTATATTTCGGTTTATAAGTTTTTCTGGTTCAGATATTTGTTTGAGGTGTTTTGTATGGTACGAAAAATCATATCCCAAAAATTGTCTCTTTATTTCGTCCGATAAAGCAAACGCTTCTAATTTTCTAGAAGTTTGCGAACACACGGATTTTTTCTCCAAACTTAAAAACCTATCTTCCATCATAACGAATTCTTTCAAGGATTCTTCTGGTAAACCATCTTCTTTCATTCGATTATACATCTTTTCAGATTCACCTTCAGATATATAAAAGTGTCGAGCCTTATATCCTAAAATAGATACGCTTTTTTCGTATTCTACATAAAATAATAAAAATGCAAGAGCTAACAATATTAACCAACTTAACATATATAAGTATCCAAGATATTAAATGAATTTTTTATTTTGTGTATGATGTTAAAAAGTGTATCCAAATTCTCCACTTTTCTTGGATCGATTATTTCAAATTCGATTTGATAAACGGTAGATTCTTCTGAATCCATATCTTCCATTGTACCGGTACACACTGTCATGTCAATCGATAGATTTTTTCGAATAAAAGAAGTCCTGTGTTTTATTTTTTTACTCGTGAAAGTTGAGTTTCCATCATCTTCAATAGGCGTTTCTCTCGAAATACCAAAACGAATATCGTAAGGAATTTCCCCGGATTGTTTAAAATCTTCTTTGCGAACACTTTCTTTTCTGACTATGGTTTCATCACCTGTACTTTCGTCTATGGTTAAACGCGTTTTATCTTCCGAACGAAAATACACTTCCGAAGTTCCTGAATTTATACTTTCCCACCCGTTATATTTATATAAACCATCGAGTATAGACTTGTAATTTTTTTCACCAACATTGGTATCAAAAAAAGTACCGTTGAATTTACCAACCCTAAACTCCATTTCTATATATTCCTCATTTTGATACTTATCAAAAAGAGGTTTAACAACATCGCAAATTTCGTGAACATTCATGTTTTACTTTTAATAAACGCGTGTTCTTCTTAAGCCTTTTTTGTCGCCTTTTTTTAGATGCACGGTTTCACAAATATTGGTAACACGTGTTATTTTAACTCAGCTATACAAATATTATTAAATATACACGAAATATCTAAACACATACTCGATAATAAATATTTAGGTGATTGTAATTTCACTAAAAATTACGAAAATCTAGTTCACATATACTTTAAAACTAGAGAGACCAAAGTTTTTACAAATGGTCCACTTTTGAATGAATTCGTTAAAATTTTTCCAAGATTTAAAATAGGTGAACCACACGATACACAGGATGCACTCTTTTGTATAATAGACATACTTGAAAAAGGGTACCCTTATATTAAAAAAGTTTTATACGGAGAAACGACGCAAATAACGATATCACCCGTCGGTAAAAATACTGTAAAAACTCCATTTTGTATACATATACTCAATATGAAACAGGATACGAAAGATATAAAATCCATGGTAATAGATAGTCACAAGTGGAATACATTAGAAGACTACGTAGATAGTGAAGGTAAAAAACATAACGTTGCTACGACTAGAAATATATTTTCTGTTTATCCAAAAACACTGATAATATCTTTTGATAAAAAGAGTTTCGTTGATGTCGATGAAAAAATAATATTAGGAGATAAGCACGAATACGAGTTAATATCGACTATAATTCATAAAGGTATACAATTTGGTGGCCATTACATGTCTACTATAAAAATTGGGGACGATTGGATACTACAAGATGACGACATTCTCGGAAAATTACACAATTTTCCTAAACAGGATCATCATTTTGTTTTGGTTTATAATCTAAAAACTCCTTCATCTGAATATCCTCTTTGATATTTGTAAGAGTATTATAAAAAGTTCTTCTGTTATTTGGGTGCGTCTTATCATCCCTTTTCTTCAGTGGTCTCCACCAATACGGACCATCTTCCCAAGTCACGTACATACACTCGACAATATCACCGTTTTTTAACCATTTAAAATTCGACGTTTTATCTTCGGGTATTGAAGATTCAAATATGAGTTTACCCTTTTCTTGAATATAGAGTCTCCACACACTTATACCAGGTTTACACCCAGGCGTTTCAAAAGTGGGTCCTTTTTTAACCAAAAAATCAACTGTGTTTTTTACTTTAGGTTTCCATTTAAACATTGTTTCGTGTGTACCTACACGTATAGGTTCATTCACGGGTGTGAAAATGAGTCCATCGACTTCCTGTTTCACTTTTGGTAAATACTTGAAAGCGAAATTTTCAAAATCTCTATAAAGATGAAACTTCTTGACACATATTTTTATAGAGTCTTGATTTAAAACGAGTGCCTTTTTTACAACCTTTTCACACTCTTCGAGACGTTCTTTTAAATTTTTATTACCAACTACTTCACCACACGACGTTAAACAATCGTATACCATAAATTCGTCTTTGTAAAGTTCACCTTCGAGTATTGTACCCTTAAACACACCTGGTCTAAAATTAAGAGGACACACAAACATTTCAAGTGCACGATTTACAAATAAACATAACCTTTGGGAACCACATTGTAAAATTAACATCATGTAACGCACACCATCTGTTTTTTCACAAACCAAATACTCATTTTTTTGAAGTAAACTAAAATGTTTCCTTTCTATGGATATTGGTTGTGAACCTGGAAACCTACCTTTTACACCCCAAGAGGTTTCCATGTAATTTAACGCGTATTTGTAAATAGGATCATCCTTATTTACAAACACTCGGTTCATTTTGTTTTATACTTGTTTTCAAATCTTTAATTACTTTTAACACCCGCAGCGTTTAGAATATTACTTATACATTCGTGACTATAAGTCATGGTTAACTTAGCTCCGATATAAGCATGAATTTTGACACCCGATTCTTGTAATTTTAAAAACATTGTTTTCATTCTTGGGTGAATTTTAAAAGACCCATTTTTTTTATCTTTTAAATTTTTCATTACATTTTTATTCATCATAACCCACGACTTTGAACACGTTTCCTTTACTGAATAAATGTCACCAGAAACTTTATTAAATACTTCAGTATCAAAGTGTAATCCCATTTGTTCTACGGGTTCTTTAGTTCCTTCTTTTACCTTAGACTTGAACATTTCCCAATCTATTCCTTCTTTTACTCCCGGAAAAACTAAACAACCTATGGCTTCGTGTTTGTCGAATACCTTATCTAACGATTCATCATCTACACTTATACCAAAATCTATGAAAAAAATGCGATCGTGTGATTTCATATACTTATAAATCATTTCCGCCTTTTCAAAAGGCTCGTCGTCTACAAAAACAACCTCGTTTTCTACACCTTGTTTCTGTAAACATTTTAAATTAAATCTGAGAATAGTGTGAAGAGTTTTTACGTGACAAGATTTACTTCGTGTTACAAGTATAGTAGCTATTTTCATAATTTTATTACATAATGTTTCTAAGCCTTAAGCCTATCTTTTAAACAACCGTGAAAAGGCAAATTACCTACGTGTCCTAAAGTTGTATTACAATCAGCGTATATTTTACCACCGATTTGTTGCCACCTTCTACAAAAAGCGTAGTCTTCTGATAGGTACCTTCTATTTTCGGGGTCTATCATACAGTCAAAAAGTGCACAATAATCATCAAAGTCACGGTTTTGATGATCGTTTTTACAATCCAAATCCTTGTAATGCTCTTGCATTTTTTCAAAAGCTTTTCGAGTTATTACCATAAAACCGGTTGGACCATCTAAAACTTCGACGAAACCGTTTTCAACTTTTCTGTGCGTAGCTCCAATATTTGCGACCAAACTCGAAGAAAGCATTGCCATGTTTCTTTCATCTCCAGCTTCTATAGCTACTTTAGCTTGATCCCACATGACAACCTTTTTAGGATAAATCGCAACAGACACGTCGTGACCGGAACGTACGAGTCTTACAACAGAAGACGGATCAAAATCGATGTCCGCGTCTATAAACATAAAATAATCGGCATCCGTTTTCTGCATAAAACGTCCTACAGCTACGTTTCGTGCACGGTGTACTAAACTCTCATTTTCTGTGGTATCTATCATAAGTTGAATACCTTCCTTTATTAGAGCTAATTGGAGTTTTATTACACCTATCATATATTTTTCCAAACACAAACCACCATAACAGGGTGTACTTAAAAAAACTTTAATCATAATACATTTTATTATATTTATTCCTCTAAGTATTTTTTTATTATGTTTTCAATTTTGTTTATAGTAGGTACGGAAACGTTACACTTTTCGCATATTTCTGATTTGCTATATTTATATTTAGTTACCATATAAATCACTACCGAAGCTACACTGTTTGGGGTTTTACTCATAAGTTCAGAACAATTTTCTAAACGTGCACATAATTTCGCACACTCTTTCTTCTCTACTCTATCAAGATCGAACGAATTTAATAATCTGTTCATAACATCATGTGGTAAAGTCGTATAATTACTCGATGTTTTTCCTAACATTGTTTCCTTAAAAATTTGCGTAGTTCTACTAACATCTTTTGGTTGAATAGAAAACATATCCGCTATTTCTTTAGTGGTTCTAGGAATTTTTGACATACGACAGGCGTATAAAACACAATTCGCTTTTATACCAGTTCTTACTGCCCCGCGTGTTAATTTGTTTTCGTTAAACTTTTTATACATCATCTTCGCGTCTTTCAAAACGGAATCTGGTAATGTATCACACGCTTCGTCTATATCTTTGTATGCATGAAAAAGTGAACGATCCCTGTGATTCATGGACTGATGAAAATTAATTTTAGCCATTCGTTTATTCTCGTAAGAAGAACTTCTTTTTGTAGAAATGATAGTTCCTTTACCCCAAGACTGCGAAAATAGCTCTGGGTTAGAATTAGGATTTCCACACCTCGAAGGATCGTTTACTTTCCCATCTTCTGAAATACCACTGGTCCATTCAGGTTTTTCGTCTATAAAAATAGTATCCATCACACCACACTCTGGACACGTCGGTAATCCTTCTCGAGTAATAACTTTGGGTATTTTACATTCTTTACATAATTTAGTATCTATTGGCTTTTTTTCGATTGTTTTAGTATTTAATAGTTGATCCACTTGTGACCATATAATAGTTGCCAAATCTTCCATTATTTTTTATAACTAATATTTAATAAAACTTATTTCGCACTTAGGTTAATCTCGTCAGCTTGATATTTTGCACGTGTTTCTATATCCTCTACAATCTGTTTAAAATTCATAGAACCTGGGCTTTTCGGTTGCCATTCATTCCATTCTTTATCTATCGAAGCGTGATTAGAAGGAGGTATAATCATACCATCGATTTCATTGTCTGGTACAATAAAATCATTAAGATCACTACCTTCGTCTTCAGACTCATCAAATATTTCACTATCTTCTCCTGAATCTATATCTTCTATAACGGCATGTAGATTATCCTTTACTCTTTTAAAAATATTCATGGATTTGTAGTGTTCTGAAAGATTTTCTTCTTGTACGAGTTCCTCCTTATCTTCTAACTCATACAAGTTAGCATTTTTATATACCAAAGACGTTTCGGCAAAGTAAGAAACAACTAAATAATCTTTATTATTTTCTTTTACCGTTGCATACATTTCATCTTCTATATCATCCTCTATATTCACTAAAACTTTTATCAATTCTCCAGGCTGTATATCTGAAAATTTTATCATATCTAAAGTTTTCATACAAAAATATTTACAAGTATTAGCACACATGGGAATCGAAATTTTATCCAAGGAAGGATGTAAATATTGCGACTTTACGGTTGATTTATGTAAAGAATACAATATTGATTACAAAAAAAGTATGGTTGATAAAGATGAACTCATTAAAAGATGTGGAAAACCTGTTTCAACGTATCCACAAATTTTACTCAACGATAAACTCATAGGTTCTTATTTTGATTTCCAAGATTATCTCGAACAAGAAGCCGAACCGATGTTATTACCTACACTTAACAGGTTCACAGTGTTTCCTATACAACACGAGAATTTGTGGGCTCTCTACAAAAAGGCACAGATGTCAAATTGGACTGCTGAAGAGATCGATTTTTCTAAAGACATGGATGACTGGAATGGATTAAGTGATAACGAAAAACATTTTATAAAATATATATTAGCTTTTTTTGCTGGATCTGATGGTATAGTTTTTGAAAACTTAAATAATAACTTTGCTAATGAAGTTCAATATACAGAGGCGAGATCTTTTTACGCTTATCAAGAACATAACGAAATGGTACACGGTGAGACGTATAGTAAACTCATAGACAAATACATAAAAAATTCAAATGAAAAAAAGCAATTGTTTGAAGCTATACAAAGTATACCATGTATACAAAATAAGGCAAACTGGGCTATGAAATGGTTCGATAGAGACCGATCTTTTGCTGAACGTCTTTTTGCATTTGCGTGTGTAGAAGGTATATTCTTTTCCGGAAGCTTTTGTGCTATTTTTTGGCTAAAGAAAAGAGGACTTTTACCAGGTTTGTGTTTTAGTAACGAATTGATAAGTAGAGACGAAGGATTACACTTGGAATTTGCAATTGAATTGTTTAAAATGTTGAAATATAAACCCGATAATACTACAATTCAAAAAATCGTAAAGGACGCAGTTGCGATTGAAAAATCTTTCATACTAGACGCACTTCCGTGTAGTCTAATTGGTATGAATTCCGAAAAAATGTCGGAGTACATAGAATACGTTGCCGATAGGTTATTAAAACAGAGTGGTCACGATAAAATCTGGAACACTAAAAATCCCTTTGATTTTATGGAGAATATATCACTCGATGGAAAAACGAATTTTTTTGAAAAACGCGTTGGTGATTACGGTAAAATGGACGAAGATTCAAACGAAATAGATTTCGAAGAAGAATTTTAAGACGATATCGTAACTTTTTTACCATCGGTACATGAACACGTCACGGTTTCACCACTTTCTTTCTGAAAAGAACCAGACATTGGTAAATCCGTCTCCGTGGTTAAATCCATGAACCCCAAAGAAGAACCACTATCTACAAAACCGTATTGTGGTTCAGCCATTCCTGGTAATGGTGATGGTGCATTAACCATAGCTGGTGGAGCTTTTGGAGCTGGAGCTGGTTTTGGAACTGGAACTGGAACTGGTTTTGGAGCTGGAGCTGGAGCCGGTTTCATTTCCATCTCAAAACCTTCACGTTTTATATTCATCATACCCCAGGTTATGAGAAGAAAAACGACTGTGTGTAAAAGTAATCCGCGTGTCGTTGGACAACCGGTTGGGCTGGAAACCCACGAGCCAAATATTTTTCGCACAAATCTAAAAGTTTCTGGATTGGCAACTATAAAGAAAACCAAGGAAGACATAATGGAAATAAGGAATTTTTGTTCCTGTTTTTTACCTTTACATCCACAACCACAATCTTTGAACATACCCATTTTAAAATATATATAATATGCATAGAAAAAAAAAATATACTTAAAGTTTGTGGTCTTATATAATATACAAAAAAATACAATGTCAAATCATATCCAAGTTTCTAAGCAATTCGATCCAACCACTGTTACTTTCAGTCAATTGAAAAAAAATAAAAATGGTGGTAAATCCGTGATACTTTCACACGGAAATAAAAAGAAACTCTACTTACAACTTCCTTTCATGCGCTCGCCATTTGGTGTGAGTGCTTACACTGACGAATCTACGAATAGAACATCATATTCACTCGATTTATCTTTTGATAACGATAATCAAGAAGCACTGGAACTTTCCGAGCAATTAAAAAGTTTGGATGAGATTATCATTAAACACGTTGCTGATAATTCTAAAGAATGGTTGGGTAAAAAATACGATATAAACGTCATTCGTGAAGCGTTATACAAACCGCTTGTTCGTCAGGGTAAGGAAGGATACGCAGATACACTCAAATTGAAAATACAAACAAATCAATCCGGTGAATTTATTCCCGAAGCTTACAATTCAAACAGAGAAAAGATTGAAGTTGATCAAATTGAAAAGAGTCAGAGGTGTATGTGTATAGTAGAAATAAATCAGATTTGGTTTATTGATAACAAGTTTGGTGTGAGTGTTAGGTTATCACAAGTTTTGTGTGGTGAATCTACAAGACTCCCATCGTTCGCTTTTCAGGGACTTGAAAATATTACCCAAAACGACGATCACTACATCGAAGAAGAGATTGATGAGATTATGGAGGATCTCATTGACGAATAAAAATATTAATTTATAATAAGCATGGAGAAAGAACGCTACTTTAAAAATTTGAAAAAAATAGCAATCCTTTCTAAAAATAAAAGTAATTCTAAAAACACTAAATTAAAATTAGGTAAAGAACTAATAAAAAGTATAAAGAACCTCGGGTGTAATCCCGAAAAATCTTTATATTACCCAAAAAATTTAGCGAATAGTTTATTTTTAGAAGGGTCTTTAAGTAAAAAAGGCACTATTAAAATTGGTGAAGGTGAATGGGGTAAAGTTTACGTGGGGTGTATAGACGAACAGTGTAACAATAAGATCGCTATAAAAGTACAGAAAAAAGATCCAATTTTACACGAATACAAAATGAGTAGACGATTGGCACCACTAGGTGGTGTAGTTAAATCATTTTACTATAAGAAGTGCGATGATACTGAAGTGATGTATACCGAATATGCGAATAATGGAAATTTATACGATTATTTAAAAAACAATAAAAGTAAACTTTTACCTATACATTATAGAACGATAGTAACACAGGTCGTATACACGCTTTACAAAATATACAATAAATACCCAACTTTTAGACACAACGATTTACACCTTAAAAACATACTCATAAACACGAATTTAAAACCTTCCAGAGTAAAAACGTACAAAGTTGGAAATACGACTTTAAAAGTTCACGATATTGGATTAGATACGCTTATTACGGATTTCGGGTACTCGACTTTAAAAAATTTTAAATGTCCGCCAATCGACGAAGACCCCATTTTTTATAAAAGTGATGTAGGAATATTTAGGGATTCTCATTACATGTATGATTTACACTTGTTTTTGAACTTCATGCATTCAGAAACAAAGGATATAAAAAATGCTATAGAAATCAGACAATTTATAGAGAGAGTTTTACCACCGGAATACATAGGCGAAGAAACTCAAAAATTACGAAAAGGTCGTTTACGAGCTTCTCCTCTAGGTCACCCTAAACTTCCGACATATAAAAAAATATTTAGTGATAGGTTTTTCTTACCCTATAAGAAAGTTTCAGTACCACTAGACATTAATACATCTATAAAAAGAAGAACACCCATAAAACCGAAAAATATATTGGTAAAACACGGTGGTAAAATTTTAAAAAATACTAAAAAAATTGTTACAGTAGCAAAAAAAGGATACATAAGACTTGGTACTCGCAAGTGTGAATCACACACAAAATCCGAACTGGTAAAAATAGCTCAAAGTTTAAATATACAGACCAAAGGTAAAACTATTAAAAAAATATGTGAAGACATAAAAATAAAATATACGTAAATAATAAAATGTTAGCCGCTTTACTACTGATTATAACAAACGTATACATACTCATGAATACAAAATCACCAACGGTTTCTAAAATAGATACAAAAGCAAAAGCACCAGCTAAAGAATCCGGTAAATGGATAGTTTATGGTACAACTTGGTGTGGTTGGACTACAAAACAATTAGCTTACCTCGATAAAAAAGGTGTTTCTTACGATTTCATTGATTGCGAAAAAGGCGATTGCAATGGAATCGATGCATTTCCTGTGTTAGAAAGTCCACAAGGCGAAAGATTCACGGGTTATAAAGAAATTTAAATACCTCTAACTATAGCGATAGAGAGAGACAAGAGGAACGCATCCAACATAGTACTGATTGGTTTAAGAACGCTAATGTGTTTCACGAGCGACTTGTTCCAGGCGTACCTGAGTACAAACGTACTGATGAGTATGACGAGAACAAAAAGAAGAATTTCTGTTAAGACGTCGTTCATTTTATCGGCTTTAGCAATATCTCTGATCATTGTTTTTACTTATTAATAATATTTTATTTTCTGATGTATTATTAATGAGAGTTAAACAACTTCCCCTGAGTGGTTCTGAACCCAGGTTTACAAATAGACTATGGGGTAGAGCTATAGGTATAGGAAGTAATAATTGTTACGCTTATGCTGTAGGTGATTACGAAAGCATGCGTTTGCAAAAAAGTATACCAGGTGAGCGTGCGAATATTTATAAATCACACGCATACACAAACTGTAAAGATTTACCAAGACGTGTCATAGCAGACAATCCTAAAAAAGTTTATCGCACCAAAGCTGAAGATAAGTGTAAGAAAGACTTCTTTAAAGTGATGATGTTTGTAGCACCTGGTAACAAACGAAATTATTTTAGACAGGGTGATTTTCATTTTTACAAACAACACGGTTCCGTGGAGTATAAGGTTAAGAAAGGTAACACACACGAAAGTATCGCCAATTTTTTTAAAGTACCAGTAACGCGTGTAAAACGTGCTGGTAAGTGTATCCCCGGTAAACTTTTAAAGTTTAAGGCAAACGTTTTTAGTCATAAACGTGGTTGGGCTACTGGACCTTTACTTATAGACGCTAAAGGTAAGTCAATAACTGACCCGAGAAAAGCGTCGCGTGATTATCCTGGACTCTCGTATAAAAAATACTGTAGCTCATTCTGTGTCAAAAACAGAGGGATCAAAGTCGGTCACACCCACCCCAAAGTCGCTAAGAATGCTCGTTAAATCATTCTCATTTTCTACTGCAAAAAATACATCAAGAGCGTCAAATACGAGTTCGTTTTCTAAGGTTATTGTATTTGAAGTCAATTCGTAATCATTGAATATAGATATCTGAACCCTAAATTTAGAACCATCGAACACTTTTCTACATACGGGACACGTAACCTTACCTCTTTTTTTCCAGTTTTCTAGACAATGTGAATGAAAAATGTGTCCACACCGTATAGCTTTACTATGTCTCGTCTCCCTGACCTCATTGAGACATATAGAACATTGAGTCATTATCTAGATAACTTAAAGAATAAATTAATTGAAATTTACCGTACATTTAGTATATGTTTGGCATTTTGAGAAGTGCTTTATCACACGAACCACACTGATCCTTTTGTAAATCTTGAGTTGGTTTCAAAATTTCTGGACCCTTTTGCTGAAGAAGTTTACGAAACGAGTAGTTGTCTTCAAAAGAAATACCATTTTCTTTCATGACATAGTTGTTATACAATTGAGACGAGCTGTTTATTGTGAAACATCGACCATCGGCCATACCAAGTCGTTGAGACATTTTATATATATTATTATTACATTAGAAATTAATTTGTCTATTTTTAGTAGTGAACTTCCATGACTTGAATCCCTTTGATTTTAATAACGACACAAACTTATCCATTTTGTACCCTGAAAAATCATCGAACAATTCTTTTTTATTCTCATCACACGGTTCTACCCTGACGTTTTCAATATTATTGAGTGTATCATTAATAATATTGTATGCGAATGCAACTTCTTTTAAAGTTTCTGCACCCGTTATTATAATTTTACCTGTACTGAATATACTCGTCGTTATTTCTTTCATATCATTTGCGGGTTGAAACTTAATTTTTACCGCCGAATACTTGTCTGGTTCAAAAGATACTTTGAAAATACCTGGGAACTGACTGAAATAATCACACGTTTTTCTTAAATTTATTTTATAGTTCAAACTGAAATTCGAGTTAATCATAACAATCTTAAACGATTCAATAGGTGCGAACACATTCTTTCCTACAAAAACGTCGAAAAGGTAAGATATTTGACTTATTATCTTTCGACAGTTAAAAAGATCGGATGCACCGGCAACCTGAATACTCCCATTCGGAAAAACTTTTATAGATTTCGTACTGTAATCATCTATAAAATTTAGTGTGATCTGATTATAAAAAGATGTCTCTTTAAGAGACCATTTCCAATCCGTTTTGTTATTTTCAACGTCGCGTTTTATGTATATAGAATCTTTTATACTTGCAAGTTGGAGTTTACGTTTTACACTCGCGATATCTATTTCCCTTTGAAACTTAGAGACCATCGTTATGGTCGTAAGCTTTACCCACGATGGACGAATTTCTTCTGGTATCGCATTCCTAAATTCGTTTAGGGTTAAAGCATACGAAAACGTATTGTTTGCGATGTTTCTATAAACCCCTTTTTTCTTTTCGTACTTTAAACAAGATATTTCACTCATTTTCAACTTAAAAAAAAAGTTGGTTAAAGTTAACTTAGGCTTTTAAAACATGCGTTGTTTGTGTTGCAAAAAAAAGAAAGGAATTCCTATTGACTGTAAATACTGTGGTTTAGGGTATTGTTCCGGGTGTATTCAACTTGAAGTACACGTGTGTAAAGGTATGGAAACAAAAAAAGATGACGAGTTAAAGACGTTAGAAAAACAACTCGAGTTTAAACCCGATAAGAAATTCGGTATGGTATAAAAAAATGGAACGTAATTATATTAACATTACATGAATACTTTACCACCTCACCCTTACGTGAAAAATCACATTGAAAAAGGTATGGACTTTTCATTAGAACTTCTCGATGCCATCGATACAATATCCAAAAAGTACAAAGAACACATTGGATATTCTATAGAGATCGGAAATTTTAACCTCGTAGACAAGTCACTTATGTATGCATGTAGAAACCTTGTCGCGTACCATAAAAAATACAAAGATCTTAACACAAAGTACGAAGAAATGCTATTAAAAAATTGCGAACATATATTATAAATAAGTAAATAAATGGGACCCACACCTTTCGTAAACAGTAACATTCGTTCGATTATTGCGAACACGGTTGAAGACGTTTATCACATATGTTTACGTATCGTGTATGAAATACAAAACGGTCGTAGAGGTACGGTAAAATCGATAGAAGCTTACGCGTCACCCGTTTTTGCGTTCAATTATAACGCAAAGTACGAAACCTCGCGTGATTTATTACCCCAAGACTATGGTACCATACACCCGGTATCTATATTTAACCATAACGAGAGTTTTTGGACAACAACACTCGAGACAGAAACCGAACTCGAATATATTTTCATGGACGATAACGTTTGGTCACCTAACGCGTATTTTGGAACACTCGACGCGTTTTTTCAAAACGTTCGCGAAACGTACAATTACTCCGGATCAATAGTAGGAACGAATTGGCTCATTCAACCATCACTCGAAGACGAAAACGAAGTAAGAACAAGTACCATAACGTCCGTATCACAAACCGTCATGGAACTTATCGATAAAAATTCGACGAATATACCGGAAGGTGACTATTTGAAAATGTGTGATGAATTAAAGAGACTGAGAACTTTTTAATTTTAACTATTAAAGAAAAGAAACATAACTCATTTATATAATGACTACTTATAACCAAGCCCAGTGTAATTTCAAGTTTAAGATTGCCGCGATCGAAAAGGTCGTCGACGGTGATACTATGGACGTACTCATAGATTTGGGGTTTGACGTCATGACGCGCCAACGCGTACGTCTTCTCGGTATCGATACCCCGGAATCGAGAACGTCGGATCAAGTCGAAAAGGTCTACGGAAAACTCGCGAAGAAAAACCTCGCGGAATGGTGTATGAAAGCGGTTGCATCTGAAAAGGACGATATTGAGATCGAATTAAGATGTCCGGAAATGGATAGTCGCGGTAAGTTCGGACGTGTTCTCGGTGAAATCTGGGTTTCGGAAGACGGGAACTGGACGAACGTAAACAGGTGGATGTGTGAAAACGGACACGCCGTCCCGTACCATGGTCAAAACAAGGACGATGTTCAGGCGCAACACATGGCAAACAGAAAAATGTTAGCCGAAAAGGGTATCGTTACCGAACATAATTAATTTACAAACGGGTATTTTCTAATCCATAAATTGCATATCCACTTTTCACCCGATTTTACAGGTTCGCCACCGTGTAATGCTTTTTTAGTAATACATTCATAATTGTTTAGTGTGTTAAAAAATAAACAATCACCTTTTTCTAAACGGTACGATTTTTTTATATTTGGAAAAGAAGTTTCACCACCTTCATAATCATCATTCAAGGCGACTATGAACGTGTACATTCGATTATTTTTATCATTTTTGAAACAATCTTGGTGTGGTTTATAGAACCCACCCGGTTTGTATTTCAGAATTTGTAAATCCTCACAGTTACTTAAAGGACGATCTGTCATAGAAACACATTTACGTATAAGTTTATCGACGACAGGATCTTCTGTTGCTTTTAGCCACGCAGTTTCACTAATACGTGAATTTTTATCAACGATTCTTTTCTTAGCAACGGTAGATGGGTGTAACTTTCCATCTGCAATTTTCATAATGTGATTGCATTCATCTTTTGTTAATACGTTTTTTATAACTTTTGGTTCTTGATAAATGGGTATGAAATACCAAATAAGTAAAATTATAGAAATAAGTACAAGTACCCTGTTCATTTATATAAACTAAGAAATTCTTTCTACCGCAGATAACATGAAATAGTAAGCTGGTAACATGATAATGTTTATAACAGGTACTGTATACTTGCCATACTTTTTATCGTGATACACAAACAAACTTATCAAAGAACAGTACAAAGACGCAAAGTACATGAATTTGCTCACATTATAAATATAAAATGTACTCTTAATTATACTTGTAAACATGTAAAATTCCAATCTTTTATACTGTACAGGTGCCAATAAATTAGCTTGTATAACAAACAATACACACATTATATAATATAAAATATCGAATATATCGATAAACTTCTCCCACTCGTATCGTATTAACATAGTACTCGTAAAAAGACAAATAATATAATATTTATGTAATTCTTGTGAAACTATTAAATCGTTACTAAAAGAACGATGTAAATGATACAATACACGCGCAGGCATGTGTAACAACAATGCAATATTAACAAAACTTTTTTTATCGAAAAAGTATGTAAGTGAAAAAGGTATCATGCACGTATATGCAGATAAAAGTTCAACTGGTCTTACGAGTTTCATTTTTATATACATAAGTTCTAATCTTTAAGGTAAATCTAAAAAACTCGGTGTTTTTGAATTGTATCTCGTGTGTATATCATGTATAACACCGTTTGTATACTTACCAAGTTCCCGAATAGTACTCACGACGTCCAACGATGTATCTATTATCCATTGTCTCAATATATCACCACACGAATTTGTAAACATTTCGTATATGTTACGTATGTTTACTAATTTGTCTTTCATTTTGTCCCTTTTTTGTAATTCTTTTTTAAAAGTCGTTTCTGATATGTTTTTAAGCAAATACTGTATTCTCAAATGAAAATTATTTTCGTCGTATATGTCACCGTATTTATAAATAAGTTCTCTATCGAGTTTGTGTAAAAGTATACTCATTTCTAAAAGTTCTTCGGGTGCTTTCGCATCTCGCAACTCCTGAAAAGATGGCCTCCCACCACACGGTATATCACCGTGTTCTCTCGATCTCTTCTTAAACTCAAAAAAGTGTGGGTTATGTATTCTCCCAACTTCTATCTTACCAGTCCTCCAATCGAACGCCGTTTTACAGTTTGTACACCACATTTGCATACACCCATCTATTTTATGTATCATTGTACTACACTTTGGGCACGGTCTCGTATCCTTGTTTATGAGTTTCATCGTCTCTACATTATTTGGATCACATACGTGGTTAGGTTTTAAAACTTCGTTACACTTTACACAAAAATTTTGTTTGCAAATACCACACTTCCAATCATTGTCAATCAAACCTCTACAATCTTCGGAGGGACACGCTCTTACAAATTTTTTAGATCTATTTTCACTAACGTCTGCGTACCTTAATATATTCATTTCCGTTGTAATATCTTCTATGGATTGTCTTACGGTATTTTCTATAGCATCGTACCTCGAAGAATCTAAACCACGTGCATATGCGTCTTGTTTTTCCCTTTCTATGTAAGCTAAAGAGTTTAAGTTTTCATAGTAAGATTCTCTAAGTTCGCGAATACGTATTATTCTTTCAACCTCGGGTTGTGTTTCTGGTATGAGTAACTTCTCGCGTTCAAAAAGTATATTTTCCCTATGTTTCTTATACTCTACGTTCCTAAAACGTTTCGTACAAAACGTATCTATAAATCCCCTGTTTAGTTCGTGTTTACACTTCATACAATGAGGCTCTTCTATAGTAGAAAGCATATATGTTTGAATACACGTTTTACACGCGTCATATTCACAAAAAAGACAAGTGACTTTTTTGTGAGACGATTTGTTATAGGTTTCACAACATACTTTACACGAATCCATTTATATTCTTATTTTAAATTTAGCGAATTGTCTTTAATTGATTAATTATAAAAATATGTGCATATTATATGAATAATATTATACTTTTTATTGTGATTATATTATTATTTTTTTTAATTAAAATTTTAAAATATAACAATGGTACATCATATAGACTTGGTGATGTTTACAATTTTGGTAAAGGTATAAGATACAATGAAATAAGTTATCACGAAAAATTGTTTCCAGGAAGTATAGCATCCGAATACCTTAAAAATTTAAAAATGTACGACCTTAAAAATATTAAATTGTTAATGAGTATCATAAACAAAAAAAGTATAAAAGAAAAACAACCAGAAAAAGATTCATTAGTTCTACACACAAGATTAGGTGACGTATTATGTGAATATAAAAGAGACTGGAATAGAAGAAAAGGTGGACGCACAAAAATGATTAATAATTATAGTAAAAAAGACGATGAAGAATTCTGGAAAAATATTTTAAAAAAAATGAATGATAATAATTTAAATAAAGTATATATAGTTACCGGATTTCATTATAAAAAATGTATAGAAGAAAGTTTAAAGTTTTTAAAAGAAAAAGAACTATTTTTCAAAAACGCGGGTAAAGAAGTTGTATTAAGAATAGATAAAGACCCGGATGAAGACTTATTATGGATGTCTAACTCATCACACTTTGCAACTACAGGTGGTGGTTATGGTAGACTTATTCAAGAAATTGTTAAAGAAAAGGGTGGTAAGGTATATTCAAATGCGTAAAATCATTTCCCTTTGGTGTGCATATACGTTTTTTTGACCCAATCACGATCTTTTTTGAAAATTTTAGAAAGTTTTGGATCTTTACGTTTGAATAAAATCATAAGTACATTGAGTCTTCTAAAAAGACCTAGGGGTGGTTCACCTGCGCGTATAACTTTACCAAGCGCCCTGTGTCTCGCAAGTTCCGTTTTTTCTTTAACGTCGACGTACCCGTATCTAGAAAGAGAACCGTTATCACTTATTGGAATTCTAATAATCGTTTTCATTTATTTAAACTTAGGATTTTTTTCGAGTTTCCCTTCGTGAAATACAACCGGATTATAATACGTTCCATCGGCATAGTATACTTTAGTGTACCACGACTTTGAATTTGCGTCCCAAACCTCACGCCTTTTTAATCCACACTTATACTTTACTCGATTTTCCATATCCTCTCTACTTCCAATAACTTTACCCGTCTTATTACCCTTGACAACAGTTTTTGCATCTTTCATACCCTTAATAAAAGTGAAGTATCGAACAAGTCCTGTGTACATCTTTTATTAATGATATGTGTTTACTTTTTATATTGTTTTTAAAGTTTCCTAGCACCCCTTCGTCTTATTTTTTCATCACGTTTCTTTATTTTCCTATCAATTTCTCGTTTTTTACTTTCGAGTTTAACATTTTTACCTTTCCAGTTTCTGTTTATATTACGTTTAACTCTAGCGTAAGACTCATTTGCACTCATACCTTGAGTTCCTCGAACGTATCCACCAAGCATTTTCCATTCCCTGTTTTTAATACGGTTTGTGTACATTTTACGATCGCGATCGGACATGCTTGGGTATGTTTTTTTCATATACTGTTTGATTTTTGCCCTAGCTTCTTTTCTTTTTTTAGCGTTTAATTCAGCTCGTTTTCTCATATTATCTTCATTCTCATACATTTGTTCTAAAAGACTTGCTTTACCAACTCTTTTTTTCGCATCTTCACTCGCTTTTAACATAGCCGATTTAATTTTTTTTACTAAAGGTTTGAAATCAGCAACGGTGTTTACTTGTTTAATATATGAACTTTTTTCCTTGTTAGTAAGGTACGAACTTTGGATTTGTCTTTTAAAAGTATCACGTTTTCTTTTTTCAAGTTCTTGTGCTTTTCTTTTTTCAAGTTCTTGTGCTTTTCTTTTAGCTATGATTTCATCTTTAGCGGCTTGATCTTTCTTAGAAGCCTCTATAGCTTTAGCTTCCATTTGTTTTTTAATTTCTAATCTTCTTTTGTTTTCTCTATTTTTTGTATTATTTGCGATTTTTTGTCTTTTAAGTTCCATTTGTCTTTTAATTTTCATTTTATTGTTATACTCTTTCTTTTTTCGATCTTCGGATTCAGCTTTAGCTTTAGCACTATTTTCTTTTCTTCTTCGAGCTTCGACTTCGGATTCAGATTTAGATTTAGCATTATTTTCTTTTCTTCTTCGAGCGTCAGCCAGACTTCTTATTTCCTTAATAGCATTTTGTCTTATAGAATTCAAACTTTCACCACCTTCCAAACGCCTAAAGTATTTATTTCTATCCGTAAGATTTTTAGAACTTTTAAGAAGTTTTTC